AAATGCAGCGCCTACCGGTACACTGACCGCACGCAAAAGCAAAGTTGGAACGGTCGCCGGTATCGCAAGATGATCACGCCACCGGAGCGGATGGATTTGGTTGAGCAGTACATTGACCTGCGGAAGATGCGGGACGGTGACAAAGACCCTGACGCCCGTATTGCGTTTGCGTTCTGGCGTGACAATCAGGCGGACATCGAACGTGGCGCCGTGGTCAGCAACAAGCACAGCCATAGCAAGAAGACGCACGCGGACGGTGAACCGCTCGAGCTATCGGCGATCCATAGCTACTACAACCGCGTCGCGGACTTTGGGCAGAAAGCGGTATCGACGGAAACGGACAACGATCCTCCCGAAACGGTAGGGCCGCAAGGGATTGGCTTAACGGCATCGGTCGTGCGATCCCGGTTGACCGGATTACTGCGGGGCGTTTACCCAGCGAGTTCGGCGTTCGTGACGGTCGGACTCGACATCGGCAAATACAATTCTCACTGGGTTAAAATCGCATGGTACGGAAACGCGATCGGGAGCATCATTGATTACGGGATAATGGTCAACGGCGGTATGTCGTCAACCACCGATTCCAAAGTTGTGATGGCTGCCCTGGTTCCGAACCTGATGAACTGGCGAACCGACATGATGGCGGACGGGCGGCTAGACTTTTGCCTCGTCGATGCTGGCGACTATACCGAAGCGATCTATGAGTTTATCCGCAAAGCGTGCGGGGTTCCGTTTGCCGCGTCGAAGGGCTGGGATGACGGCAGGTTTAGCCGCACGAAGGATTCCGACACCCGGCGTAACTTCCACGAGGTTTACGCAAGCAATCAAGCAGCGGAGAAGCTGTGGCTCTACAACGTCAACACAGAGTTTTGGAAATCATGGCTCCATCAGCGATTTGTGACGCCGACGTTTGACGAAAACGAAATAGCAAACGACGGCACGCTGTCTTTGTTTTCCGCACCGGGCAACCGCAAGATTCATCACGAGTACAGCCAACAGATTCTCTCCGAAGAAATGCAAGAGGAGTTTGTCGTTGGCAAGGGCATCGTGCGGAAGTGGGTTGAGATGAACGGGAACAACCACTACCTGGACGCGACCGCCTTGGCATGTGCAGCCGCCGGGTGCCTCGGCGTTCGGCTTGTCCAAAGAACTGCCCCGACGATTGCACCACCACCAAAACCACCTGAGCGAAAACCCGTACTGGATCAGCACGGGCGACCATTTCTAGCAACCGAAAGATAAGAGCATGGCGAAAAACAACCTACCGAGCGTCGATCATGTCAAGCCGAATGAAAATGATTCAGGGATTCCAAACATTGGCGATCCGCACCCAATCACGCAGCAAGAGGGCTACCTTTCAACTCACATGATTGACATCAACAAGCGAGCCGATACAAAGCTTAACCGCGATCAAGCATTAGAACTGCGGGCGAAGATGCGGAAGCTACAGGATGATAATTGCCTGCTCATGGACGGCAGCCCCATCCGGTCGAAGTCTGATGTGATCCGGTGGATGATTGAAAGCCCGCTTGCTCCGACCCGATAAACCGTTTATCGGATTCGCTTGAATAGTCAATATATGCCTTTAGTATTTAGGGCATGGTGATAGCGGATATCGAAGCGGACCTGCTCGACTATGCAGACTTTGAAGAAGTCGGCAGCGTTTCGCGTGCGCGTTCGTTTATCACCGCTGCGAAGCGATGGCTTATCCTTCGAGCCGATTCGGCAAGCAACGAAGGCTCAAGCCTATCCATTGGCAAAGCGTTCGTTGAGTCGATGCTGAAGCGTGCCCAGGACTACGTTGCCGGGACCGCTACAAACGGCAACGCATCAAGCCGCACCCGCTTTCTGTCAGCGGAGGGCTTTCGATGAGTGCCCCTGGAAAGCCAAAAGGATTACAAGCCGCGTTTGACGAGATTCGTGCCGACTATGACATGAGCCGTCAAAGTCGGTTCGTTCGTCGGCGTACTGGCGTTGCACCACAGGGGTCCGGTGCTGATTATCACTTTCGGACTGAGATCAAATACTACGAGGGCATCGAGCAAGCCCGCGACATGGACCGCAACGATGCTCTGGTTGGCATCCTTGCTGATCGTCGTGTCGACAACATCGTACAGGGCGGTTTTAAGCTCGACCCCAAGACCGGCGACAAGAAGCTCGACCTGGACCTATGGGAACGGTGGCAAGCGTTTGCGAACGATCCCGACCAGTGCGACATCGCTGGCGAGTGTACGTGGGCGGAAATCGAGCGGCACGCCGTCCGGGCAGAGTCGATCGATGGTGACATCGTAGTCACGGGCACCGAAGACGGTCCGTTCCAGGTCATTGAATCGCATTCAATACAAACGAAGTCCCGCGAAGAAGATACGTTTCTTGGCGTCACCCGCGACCGACTTGGTAAGCGACTGAAGTACTGGGTCACCGAAGAACTGAACGAGTTCGGCAGCAAGGGCGATTCGACGCCGATCGACGTTCGCGATGAGGACAACGTTCGCCAAGTCTTCCACGTTTACAACCCGCATCGTGTTTTGCAAACTCGCGGCGTAACGCAGCTTGCCCCGATTTTCTCCTATTCGGGAATGCTGGAAGACATCAACTTTGCAAAGTTGGTACAGCAGCAAGTCGTTAGCTGCTTTGCTGTTTTCCGCAAAATGGCGGCGGGGCAAAGCGGACTGCCAAGCGTGGACGGCTACGGCAATTCGGCTACCGAAACCACGCCCGCAGGGACTCGCCAAATCGAGGGCGTAAGTCCAGGCATGGAAATCATCGGGCAGCCAGGCGAAGAACTGCAAGGCTTCAGCCCTAACGTTCCCAACAGCGAATACTTCCAACAAGTCAAGCTGATCCTGCAGGTCATCGGCGTCAATTTTGGATTGCCATTATGCCTCGTGCTGATGGATGGCAGTGAAACGAATTTCAGCGGTTGGCGTGGTGCGGTTGACGAAGCCCGCAAAGGATTTGTTGCCGACCAGTTGAATCTTGTCCGTCGGCTACACGCACCGGCTTACAAGTGGTGGCTGGCTAACGAAGTAAAGCAAGACGCTTCGCTCCAGGAAGCAATGAGACGCCCGAAGATTGACATCTACAAGCACAACTGGAACCTGCCAACGTGGTCATACATCGAGCCGGTCGCGGATGCAGAAGGTGACGCCGTTCAGCTACGCAACTCCCTGACGAGTCCTCGAAGGCTTCACAGTGCCCGTGGCAACGACTGGGAAGAAGTATCCGAGGAGATCGTCGAAGACAACCTCTACGCGATCACAAACGGAGCCAAGGCCGCAGCGAAGTTCAACATCGAGAACCCCGCAAGCCCGCCGCTGACATGGCGTGACCTTGTTTCGCTGCCGATGCCGGAAGGCCAAACGCTCGCGTTGCAAGACCCAGCGATGATTGCAGTGCAGGAAAACGCGGCATCGGCTGACGCAACCGCAGCGGCCCCGAGCGGTGAGTTCGCGGGGCTGTCAACCCAGCAGTACACGCGAAACCGAAAAGCAATCCAAAGAACGCTCGACGAGCTAATCGTCGGAACGATCACGGAAGTTGCCGCCCGTGTGTTTTTAGAATCAATCGGCATGTCGAGCAAGAACATCGACCTGCTTGTCCAAGACGTATCGGACGGAAAAGTAGACACCCTGCCCAGCGAGGTGACGCAAGATGCATAACGAAATCAAGCTCTACGGAGTCATCGGCGAAGATTGCCGTGCCGCCGACATCAAGAGACAGCTTGACGCGATGGACCAGTCGCAACCCCTCGTCGTTCGCATCCACAGCGAGGGCGGAGTGGTAACTGATGGGCTGGCACTGTACGACGCATTCAAGGCTTATGCTGGACCGAAGCGGGCAATCATCGAGTCGGCAGCGTTTTCTATTGCCTCTCACATTGCGATGGCGTTCGACGACGTGCAGATCACCGAGAACGGCTACCTGATGATTCACAATCCGCACATGGAAGTTGCGGGCGATAACGCTGCACACACCCAGGCTGCGGAAGTGCTGACGATGCTCAAGGAATCAATGGTCACTGCCTACACGGGCAAGACCGGAAAGAGCGAGCAAGAAATCACATCGGTAATGAATGCCGAGACTTGGATCAACGCCAAGACCGCACTGGCCAATGGATACGTCAACAGCATCGCACCGGCGAGAAATGCACCGATGCTTGCTGTTGCAAAAGTGAAGAACATGCCGCAAGGAGTTTTGCGTTCGCTTTGTGGCGAGCCTTCCGAAGCTGGCGAAAACCGCGAACCGACAAAAGGAAACACTATGTCAGACTCGCAAACTCCCGCCGCCGCTTCTATCAGTGAAATCGAAGCGGCTTTCCCTCGTGCGAAAGCCGAGTTCGTTTTGAAGTGCGTCAAGCGACACCTGCCAATGGCAAGCGTCCTCAGCGAAGCGCTCGCAGCGATGGACGAGGAAAACCAAATGCTAAAGGCACAACTTGCCAAGGCAATGGAAGCTCCGGTTGAACCTCCCGCAGATGCCTCGGCAATGGAAGTCGAAGCCGAAGTTGAAGACGAAATGATGGCCAAAGCCAAAGCAATGGACGACCAAGAAGTCGCTGCCAAAGCCAAAGCCCGCAGCGGCGTCAAGCCGATTGCCAAGAGTTCGCGAAGTGCCCCGTCGGCTTCGTTTCAGTGGAACGCTGCAATCGATTCTTGCCTGCCAAAGTGCGGCGGAAACAAAGTGCGTGCCGTTTCGATGGCTAACAAAAACAACCCCGGCTTGCGTCAAGCAATGCTGACCGAAGCCAACAGCTAATACAACCAACAACCTAACGGCCAAGGAGCCAAACAAATGAGTCAATACAACGATTCCGGCTATGACACCATCACCCTGTCAGCCACGGTATTACAAAACCAACGAGTTACCGCTGGTGGATTGGTAGCCGTTCTTGCCACCCGTGCCATCGGCATCGCAACCCGCGATGGCGTATCGGGCGACGAAATTTCCGTTGCTTTACTAAGCAAGCAAGGGACAGTCAAAATGGTTGCGTCAAAGTCAATTGCCGCTGGTGCTTTGGTTTACTCCGTAGCACTTGGCAAAGTTTCTGACGCGGCAGCAAGCACGTCGTTCCTGCAAGGAATTGCCAAAGAGGCAGCAGCAGCGAACAACGACGTCATCGAGGTTTATCCAATCTTTGGACAAATCGCGACGGCTTAATCGATCCCCAGGCGTGGTTGTGGTTGAGTCGGAGTAGCTACCGACGAAGCCCAGCCACTTTTTACAATCCGTTTGCTTTGCCTGGGGAAAAGGTAAAGCACTATGCCAAGTCCAACCGGCTCATTAGCCACCCTGCGACCAGACCTCGCAACGTTCCTTGAGTTTGATCTTGAATCTGAAAAAGCGGGCTACATTGCAACGGAAGTCTTTCCGGTCGTCAATGTTGCCTCGCAAGCCGGAACGTTCGGCAAGATTCCACTGGAAGAACTGTTGCAGCAACGCAACACCCGACGGGCACCCGGAAGCGGGTATGCACGCGGCGAGTTTAACTTCATCACTGCGGTTTATGCGACCGAAGAACACGGGGCAGAAGAACCCGTTGATGATCGCGAAGCCAAGATGTACGCCGAGTACTTCGACGCTGAGCAAATCAGTACGCTTCGTGCGTTCTCGTCCGTTCTGCGTAACGCCGAGCAAAGAGTCGCCGACGCTGTCTTCAATCCAGCCGTTTGGACTGGTGCGGCTTTGACAACTGCCATCACCAACGAATGGGACGACGCCGTTAATGCAACCCCGCTGACGAATGTCGAAGCAGCGGTCCAGAAGATTTATGACAACTCTGGGCTGTGGGCAAATGCTCTGATCATCAATAAGAAGGTTTTCCGAAACCTTCGCAATGTTGTCCAGGTCATTGAACGCATCGAAGCAAACGGAGCCGGTCAGTCTGCTAAGGCTTCCGACGTTACCGTGGAAATGCTGAAGTCGGCTTTCGACCTTGATTACGTCATCGTTGCGGGCACGAGCCGAAACGGATCGCGTGAAGGTCAGGCCGCAACGCCAACGCAAATCTGGTCGGGCGAGTATGCAATGGTTTGCAAAATTGCCACCGGTTCAGACATGCGTGATCCTTGCCTCGGTCGCACGTTCCACTGGTCGGACGACGGATCGTCGCTTGGCGGCACGGTCGAAAGCTATCGGGATGAAGTCGTTCGCGGAAACGTGATCCGAGTTCGCCACGATGTAGCCGAAGTCGTTCTGTATCCGGAAGCGGGTCACC